GTCTGTGCAGATGCAAATCTAATCTTTCCATCTGGCAGATGGTAGATTTTGATTCTATCGGACCACATTAAAACACCACCCAGATTCACGTCTGGTTCTAAATCTGTTGGATAGTACCAGAAACTAATTACAATTCTTCCATTTCTCCCGTCAATAGTTGATGGGAAAACTAATCTGGAGTTTTCTACCTCTGAACCAGAAGTATGTTGGAAAGCATTATTACCAAACTTAATTGATGAGGCTGCTTGTCTGTTTGGTGGACTGAAAGTTACTACTGGAATCTCTAAGTGGTTAGTTCCTGGATCAGTTATATTGATCTGTGTAATGGCTTTATCTGTCAGAACTGCTGTTGCTGTCGCTCCTCTTCCCTTCTCTGGATTTGCGATCGTTATACTTGGAGTGGTTACATAGTTACCATCATTAATCAAATCTACAAACTGAACCGATTTTACTCCTACAAATGTAGAGGCGTATCCAATAGTCGCTTGTGCAGAAGAAGCCGTAGATGGAATGAATTTGATTGTCATTGCAGTAGCAGTTCCACCCAGAGGTTCGATGAGATCCTCTCCCTGCATACCCTTTTCGACATCTGCAATATCAATAATCTCGTCTTTGTATTCGAAGATTTCACATTTCAGTTCATACATGTATAGATCATTGAGTTGATAGAAGGGCAGTTTTCCTTCTACAAACTTGATCTCAAATAGTGCATTATCCAATGGGAGGTAAATTAAGTCTCCTTCTTGGGGTCTATTTGTTAGTTTGATCTCGCCCTCTGAATATAACTCTAAGAATGGGCTGATAAAATCATCATATCTTTCTTTGGAAATGACGAGATTGATTTCGTCATTTGCACGAATGCCAAACTTTGTTAAGATATCCGATGGAGATCCAAATCCTTCAAAGTTAGTTAGATATGCCTCGATTCTAAAACTATCATCGAATCGAGATGCATTGATCTCCTTAATTACTGTATTTTCATTAATAATTTTTCTAGGCAAATACAAGACATCCTGACCAAACATCTTTAGATGTTCGTTTACAAGGTCTTGTACTAACCTTTGTTCACTAGGTGATCCGTGTAAGAAAAAAGGACTTAGGGGCATTATCCTATCATGTCTAGGGGTGGCATTGCATATTCAGACATTAAGACTTCTTCGAGTCTTTCAATTTCTTTTACTCCATCGTCAAATAACTGTCTGCCATTCATTTCCAGTCCACCAGGCAGTTTTACTCCCTGGAACTTAATGAGGTTCTGTCCCCATTGTCTCTTGATCAAGGCAGTCGTATATTTTTTCAACCAAAGATCATTGTATACTGTGCTTGTAGACGATGGATCTACTTCTCTATAACAATCGATGAGGATGTAATGGTTCTCGGTGAGAGATCCCAGATCGATATCTAAGTAAAGTCTTCTGTTTTTCTTGTTGAACCTAATCTGGGCATCAGGATTGATCATAAAGTCCAGAGTCTCTAAGTAAGACTTGACCATTCCATAATTGAGAAGATCAATCGCTCCGTAGTAATATAAATCATTAAGGAAGAGTTGGTATTTAATATTGAATAATCCGTCCGATACGGAGGAAGAATCAATTTTAAATATTTTATTCACGCCAATGATTGAATCTGGAAGGGGAAGATAATTTGCACCTTCCTCATATTCCATCATTGCGACTCCACCATGAGAACTGGTTCCCGTAGTAGTTGCTGCAACACCAGTAAGAGTATCTTTTTCAGTTTGCAATAGTTTGTGCTTCAAAAAGACACGATCTATTCCCTCACCGTGTCTTTCGTGGTACAATTGAATTGCATCATCGATGAGATCTTCAATCTGATCATCATCGACGTTAATCTCTAATACTGGCTTGCCGAGTTTCCTTAGACAATATTCCTTCAACTCGTCTCTACTAGAGGGCTTTGCCATTCCCAAACTCTATAGGTTTCTCCAAAGTATTTATGATCTTACTAACTGGCTATAAAGGATTTATTGGATCCCACTTTCGTCAAGCACTAGGTGAAATGGGGCATGATACTGTCATTGGTATTGATCAGGATAATGCCTGGGAGTTTATTCGCAAATTTGATGATTGGGATAAACTATCTCTGATTATTCATAATGGAGCGATTTCATCCACCACAGAAAAAAACTGGATGAGAATCTCACATTACAATCAAGATTTCACTGGGCACATTTTTCACAAGGCAATTGAGTATCAAATTCCAGTAAAGTATGCATCTTCTGCCTCAGTGTATGGAAATCAAAAGAAGAACCGAAAAATTATAAATCCACTAAATCAGTATGCGATTTCTAAACTGATTATTGATTACTATGTTTTAGATCATATTGATAGGTTTAAGTCTATTCAGGGATTTAGATATTTTAATGTATATGGAACTGGAGAAGAACATAAGGGAGACCAGGCCAGTCCAGTGTCTAAATTCACTCAGCAAATCAGAGAAACTGGGGAACTGAAGTTATTCGAAGGATCCGAAAAATTTTTCCGAGATTTCGTTTGGGTAAAGGATGTTGTTGATGTTGTCTTAAACAACAACGCTGGAAGTGGAATATATGACGTAGGCACAGGCAATCCCGTTTCGTTTTACGACGTTGCAAAACTTGTCGCAAAAAAAGAGAAGGGAACTATTAAAACAATCCCCTTCCCTAAACATTTAAAAGGTAAATATCAAGATTACACTTGTGCAGATACCTCATGGTATGAGCATGACTATACTAGTGTCGCAAGATATCTTGGAAGTTAATAAAAGCCGTCACAATATATTTTTCATTTGATATTGGCATCTCTCCCTCATGAGAGAATAGGTAATTGCATGGAAATATAAGTATCTTTCCTTCTTCTGGTTTGATACTAACATCTAGATCGGGAAAAGTAGTTGATCCGCCGACTTCCACATCATTCAGGTAAATGATAATTGCAAAAACTCTATGTACATTTAATGCATTCTGATCAAAGTGTTCTAAGAAAAATCCCCTTTCTTTTGGATAAACTCGAACAGAAAGATCTCGGAGACCAAGAGGTTCTCCTTTGGGACTTGGATATTCAGACTCATACTTTTGGAAGGCATTAATAATTTTAGAAGTAATGAAATGTGAGATTTCATCATTTCTTTCTGGGTATGCCTGAGTTGCAACTTTATGATCCCATTTAACTACGGAACCACTACCAGTCGCGGAGGCTCTTCCTTCTTGATGTAAATGAGTATTCTTTTTGAACCAATCTATGATAAGATTGCAGTCTTTATGACTAAGGTCATTATAACAACAAATAAGATCACTAAGTTTCATTCAGTCTCCTGGAGTAATACGATTACTATCTTCGTCAAAGTGTTCTGTACTAAATTCAAACAGTTCAGTATCCTCTAAGGCATACATTCTATGACGCATTCCGATGGGAACGTGAAATTTGTCACCTTTTTCTAGAACATCCACGGTTGCCATTTCGATATTATTTTCCCATCCATAGTAAATTCTAATTTTTCCACTCTGGACATAGAAAACTTCGTCTTTCTTTTTATGAAAGTGCCAAGAACACTTTTTGCCCTTTGCAATAAAAAGAAGTTTACCGCAGTATTGTTCGCAGTTTACGATCCATTTTTCAAATCCCCATCCTTTAGGGACAAACTTAATTGGTTCTCCTGCTCTAGGTCTTGAAGAAATCATCAGAGTGTACTCCTTTGGTTGGTTTGTTCAATATATGGAGGAACAAAATTAATAAACATTGCTGACATGTACTTTGATTCTGAAGTTGGAACACATCCTTCATGGGGGAATAACCAGTTGCATGGGAAGATGAGAACTCTTCCCTTTCTAGGTTTAACACCTATACCCCAAGTTGGAAATAATGTTTCTCCGCCTTCTTCTACGTCATTCAGATAAATCAAAACAGCAAACAATCTATGTACTGTATCACCTGCGCCTTGATCTACATGAACTTTAAATACACCTTCATTGACTGGATACCTTCTAATTGAATATCCATTAATGAAGATGTCTACCATAGGGGCAGTAACCCCATTCTCTATGATTCTTGAGTATGCGTTTCTGGTTATGTCTGTTAGAAGTCCAGATATGGGATCTTCAGATGGAACAGTTGCTTCTCTGCAATTTTTAGCCGATTTAATTAGTAGGTGTTCATCCACTCCTTTTCCAGAGTTTACGACACCATCTTTATGTTTGTCTTCATTATCATGAAACCATTCAACCATTCGATCGCAGTCTTCATGAGGAACAAAGTCATCAAAGACATAGATGAGATCCGTTATCTTTGATTCATCATCAATTCTAGTGCATTTACTCACTTATCAAAAAAGTCTCCATCATTTACACCTTTATCATCAATATAATAATCTCCAGCAGGTTTGCCCATATGGAGTTCATGAAACTTACAACCCCAAGATTTTAGTTGGTCGTAAGTAAAATGATAAAATGTTTTGTGGGATAACATACGAGAATTCCCGAATCTACCCATGCCTCTGGCAGTCAAATATACGATGTAGTGACCTTCATCATACAGTTTATTTATTTTATCAATTCTAACCTGAACGGGCACTGCTTCAGTGTACCGTCCCTCACCTTTTCCTGGCATACAAATAGTGCCATCAATATCAACAACGTATCTCATAACTTTTTAATATTCGACATCAAAGACATTAAAGGAGATTGATATTCTTTCTTCTGTAGATCTGTTGATCTCCACATCATGTTCCAACCAAGCGGGAAACATAATCAACGTATTTGGAATGGCAGAAATCCAATGATATGTATCTCCTTCATTGTAATACTTCATGTCGGGAGAAGTTTGAATATGTGGTCTCGGATCATAGAATCTAATTCTACCACAATTTTCTGGACACTTCACATAAAAAACTCCACTCAGAAAAGTTCCTCCATGTGGGTCATGTGAATGCCTTTCATTAAAACAGCCTGGACCATTTACATTTACCCAAGATCCAAACTTAAATTTTTTAATTGGTTTATCTAAAAGGACTGGAATGTTTCTTTCTACCAAAGAATATAATTCATTATCATCAAACCCATGACCTTGATAACCACCAATATTAGATCTATCACTGGATGGTTCTGTTGCCATATGAATTCTGCATTTACGTTCTAAATTTGTTAGATTTAGATTGCAGTCGTCAACATAAACGATATTGGTAGAAAACAAACTCCTCATAATCTCTCAATGTCTTTTTGAGTTAAGGTGTAAACTCCTGGATGTTGAACTGCAATGGCTGCCGCTCGGTTTGCATAATCAATTGATTGCTGCATGTCCTTAGTTGTCATGAACTTCGCGACCAACGCGGCCAGAAATGTATCGCCGGCCCCAGTCACATCATAGACTTTTACTTTTTCTGATGGAAATGTAATCCCTGACCACTTGACTCCGTTAGATCCCTGAGTCACAATGAGGTGACTGTCTAGTGGAAAAAGATCATGAGTCTTGTCTAGGAGATCGTATTCTCTTCTATTGATCTTCCAAAATACATTATCTTTATGCCAAATTTCCGT